TGGATCGAGCGCGCACTGGATCTGGTTGACCCCAATGATCTCGACCGGGGCGAGTGGATCGGCATTACCGCTGCGGTCAAGCAGGCTGGGTGGTCACTGACCGACGAAGCGAGCCTTTACGCGATCTGGACGGTGTGGTGCGCTCGCTATCTGAAGAACGATCCCGGTGAGAACCAGAAGCAGTGGAACAGCCTGAGGCAGACTGAACTGGGTTGGCCGTCGCTCCTGCGCCACGTCCCCAGCCTGCGCGCAGCTGTATCATTCGGTGAGAGCGGCGCGGCTGCTGCACCGCAGCCGGTGCCGGGTGCACCACCTATGCCAGTGAGCGAGCCGCAGCCGTTGGATTGCTCCGGTGAGTTTCTGTCGCATCTCGAATGCGCCCAGTGGTTCAAGGGGTGCGTGTTTGTCGGTTCGATCGGCAAGATCATGCTTCCGAACGGTAGGTTGTACAACTCGACATCGTTCAACGGTGGCGAACACTCTGGTAAAAAATTCATCATCACGCAGGATGGTAAAACCACCGATGAGCCGTGGAAGGCTGCAACACGTTCGACGCTTTGGACGGTGCCAAAGGTGGATCACCTGCGCTTTCTGCCCGAACGTGGCCCGTCCGAGATTATCACCGATGTGCTGGGGCGCAAAGGCGTCAACACCTATGTGAAGCCAGTGATTGACATGGAGCACGGCGACGTGACCCCATTCCTGAACCACCTGACCGCCATTGTGCCTGATGAGGGCGACAGGCAGATACTGATCGACTGGATGGCCCATGTGGTGCGCTACCCAGGCTACAAGATCCCGTGGGCACCAGTGATCCAATCGACCGAAGGCATCGGTAAGGGTGTGATCAAACTGGCGATGACCCATGCGATCGGTTTACCATATGTGCACTTCCCTGATGCACAGCAGTTGGGTGACAGCGGCGGCAAGTTCAACGGATGGATGCGCAGCAAAGTCTTCATCTTGGCCGATGAGATCAAGGTGGACGAAAAGCGTCATTTGGTCGAAGTGCTCAAGCCGCTCATCTCCGAAGAATTGATCGAAGTGCAGTCCAAGGGCGTCGATCAGGAGATGGAGGACAACCCGGCAAATTGGGGATTTTTCACGAACTACAAGGATGCTGTGCCGGTCAACCGCAACGGTCGGCGCTATGCTATGTTTTTCAGCCCGATCCAGACAGAAGACGATCTGATCGCACGGAACATGGATGAGCATTACATGCGCTCGCTGTTCAACTGGCTCAAGGCTGACGGCAAGCGCTACATCGCGCACTGGCTGCACAATTATCCGATTGATCGCGGTGCTATTCCGATGCGCGCTCCCAAGACGACCAGCTGGGACGAAGCTGTTGCTATTAGTCGCAGTCCGATTGAGCGCGCGATCACTGAGGCTATCGAGGGTGGTCAGACCGGCTTCAAGGGTGGCTGGGTGTCCGAGATCGCAGCACTGAAGCACATGAGCGAGAAGCAAGTGGTGCGCGGCAATCTGCCGCCTCACGCGGTGCGTGCTGTGCTCGAAGCAATGGGGTATCGGGAAGTGGGTCGCCAGATACGCCCGTACTTCCAAGAGGACGTGCAGCGGATGGGTGTGCTATACTCGAATGCGGCGGGTGATCCGGCTCGCTACGGTTTTGATCAGGGGTATGATGCGTGATCATTGCTGGGATCGGTTCACGCAAAGCACCGGTTCACGCGTTGCAGTTGATGCGTGCCGCAGGTGGTGCGCTCGCTCAGACTGGTCACACGGGTCGGAGCGGCGGTGCTGTAGGATGCGACATTGCATTCGCTGAAGGCATGGGTTCTTCTATCACCGTCCTGACTGCGACAGACGCAACACCTGAGGCAATCGAACTCGCTTCTCAATACCATCCAGCATGGGACAAGTGCTCCGATTACACCAAGCGTCTGCACGGTCGCAATTGTCAGATACTGCTCGGTCGGTCGCTATTAGAGCCGGTCGATGCAATCCTGTGTTGGACGCCGAGTGGTGCTATAACGGGTGGGACTGGTCAAGCATTGCGTGTCGCATCAGATCCGATATACTCGATCCCGATTTTCAACCTTGCCACGCAGCCGCTTGAAGCATTGTGGCTCTGGATGTGGAACCACGGAATATGACCAAACAGAAACGAGCACGAGCAGCGAACAAATTGGAACGCATGGCGACACCGGCTAACCCGAAAGTCAAACCAGCAGGGGTGTCTCTGTCGGCTGCTGAGGCTCGATCGCTGGTTCGGGCGCTGCGGTCGTAACCGACTTAGCGCGCCAAGACTTGCCCAATACGGTTAAGTTGATCGCAACACCATCGACCGGTGCAGGTTGAATCACAGTAGCCCGAACCAGCCCTCGCTTAATGAGCGATCGAGCGGTTCGAGCCGATACGATGTGCACGACCTGGCCGGACTGCTGCATCTCTGTGATGATACGGTTGGTGCTCATGCGAGCGGTGTATCAGGATTTGGGAGTTGGTGCAACTGGGTCGATCTGCTCCTTGAGGTGGGCGGGTTAGAAGCCACCGTAAAAAGCTGCTTCGCTGTGGTCGATTTGGCTGGCGCGGGCATCTTGCTGCATCAATTCTGGCAAGTGAGTTTCGCAGCCTAGCTTGTGTCCGTAGCCGCGATGCGTGGCGCGATTGCTGCACCACTGACAGTATGGGCCACGCTGCTTCGCCTTTAGTTTGCGGACTGCCATCACCCTTCCCCCATCGCTTCGATTGCTGCGGTTAACTTGGTGACAGCGTTGCGAGCCTGCGCGTCATCTGCGGGCCAATCCGCATCGTTCAGGAAACTCGCGTCCCAACCGTAAATCCATTCACGCAAGTTCTTGATCGCCTCCCGCGCTTCCCGCATTACTGCCAGCGCGTCGGATTGCGCGGTGTGGCGGAAAGAGGCGATCATGGCGTCAAGAATGTCCTGCCGGTCGTCAATCATGTCACCGTCTGTGCATGGCCGATCTAGGCTGTCTGCGATGTGATTGAGCATTAGCGAACGAAAACCCCGATCCGCCTGCGTCACCTGCACCTGCTCGGCCCGGTTCATGACGAAGCGCCCGTCATGTGTTCGCGCAGACGGCGGGCCATTTCGAGGGGAATTATATAGATGACTCCCGATCATCGTGAGCCTCCTTCTTTGCTTGGCGCTTCAACCGGCGTTCGGTTTTCTTCGCCGCCAGTCCCTTATCCTTGGGGCGGTAGGCGAGAACGCAGTCGGTCACGGCGTCCAAAATGGCGCGGATTTTATCGGTCATGCGATCAAGTCCTTGTATGTGAGGCGACGACCAATGGCCGCGCCGAACAGGCTGGCGAGACGGTCAAGGGTGTGACGGCTTACGTCGCCATCGCCGAGCCGGAACGAAAACTCGCCAACGTAGCGATGCAGATGCTTCGGACTGGCGTGGTGATAGACGCCGTGAATGCCGCGCTTGAGGACGGCAAAGACGCTCTCAATGCCGTTGGTTGTCACGTCGCCACGGACATACTCACCAGCGCCGTGATTGATAGTCTCATGCTGGTAGAGCAACCCGCCGACGCGGCGGTAAAGCCCGCTCTCATCGGTGTGAATCGTGGAGCCGACTTCGATGTGACGGTGCGCAAAGCCCAGCGCATTGCGAGCGGTGATGTTCGGGCGGACTTCCGCCTTGACCCGTCCAGTGGCGCGCTCACGACCTGCGATGATCGGCGTCTTACCGACACCACCACGACCGAGTTTCAGCTTCTTGCTCTCGTGCTTCGATGCCTCTTTGCCGCCGATGTAGACTTCATCAATCTCGACGACGCCAGACAGTTGCGTAGGGTCATTGCCGCAGGCTTCGCGAAGCCGCCCGAGCATGAACCATGCCGTCTTTTGGGTGACGCCGATCTGCTTGGCGAGTTGCAAGCTACTGATGCCCTTGCGGCTCGTGACAAGCAGATACATGGCATAGAGCCACTTGTGCAGCGGCACCTTGGACCGCTCAAAGATCGTGCCTGTGCGGACGGTGAAATCCGTCAGGCAGGCATTGCAGCGGTAGAAGCCGCCCTTGCGGGTGCCGACGCGCTTGATCTCACCACACGCGGGGCAGGTGGCCCCGTCAGGCCAGCGCTTGCCTTCGAAGTAAAGGCGCGCGCTTTCCTGATCGGGGAACATCTGGAACAATTCGAAGGTGGAGATGGTGGACTTGCTCACTTACGCCACCATCTCAATAGATTGAAGCGCGGCGTTGACCGGAACACTGTATGGGAACCGATCACTACCGCAGCGAAGCACGAAGCCGACACCGTGCCCACGGCGGTCCGATGCGCTGCTAACTTCGTATTTTTCGACTACGCCGCAAACTGTCTCGCCCTTCTCAGTGACCGCCTTCACGCGATGGCCCACAAACGCCTTTGCGCGTTCCCAAGATTCGTTGTGCTGCGGGCTTCCATCGTAGGGGAGTGGGAAAAGAAAAGTCATGCTGTATCTCCTTGGCTTATGGAGCCATTCGCTCCCTATAAGAAGATAACTACCCTATCCCGGTTCGGGAGTCAAGTATATAATTCCCATTTCGAGAGCAGTGTGTTTCGGGCTGTTGAGATACGTTGCGTCGCCTACCGCCTCAGCCATCTCCCGCAACTCATCATCCCCCGGCCACGGCGGGCTTGCCAGCGCGGCGCGGTCGGGGCGGGTCATTGGGTGGGTTCCTTGGCGGCATCAGCGGTCACAGGCACAACAAATCCATGAATGCGGGCCTGCGCTTCAAGCAGGTCAAGGATCGCAAAAGTCTCCTCTCCAAGCGGTGTCCCGCCCCGCGTTTTCGCCCAATGTGTGCGTGCTTCTTCGAACGAAAAGTAGCGGCACCCGGCGATGATGCGCGGCCCTTCCGGCGTCGGAGCGATGGTGAAGGTATAGTTGTCGCTGCGAACGGCAGTGAGGTTGACTTTGGAGACCCGCGCATCGCCGTAGACCCACGCATTGCCGTAGACCCACGCATTGCCGTAGACCCACGCATTGCCGTAGACCCGCGCATTGCCGTAGACCCGCGCATTGCCGTAGACCCACGCATTGCCGTAGACCTGCGCATTGCCGTAGACCCGCGCATCGCCGTAGACCCGCGCATTGCCGGAGACCTGCGCATTGCCGAAGACCTGCGCATTGCCGGAGACCTGCGCATTGCCGGAGACCCACGCATCGCCGGAGACCGAAAGGTTTTCCCCCTTTTCGACCCACCCGCCAAGCGTTCCGGCGACAATGCCGACCGTGGCAATATCGGCCACGGCGCGTATGCGATGCAAAGTGCAACCGCACACTTGTTTGGTTTCGCCAGTTGCCTCAAATTTCGCATTTTTGAATGCGGGCTTTTTCTTTTTGGTCATCTCAAATTCTCCCAATCAGCGCACCGAGCGCCGGTAAAAATGTCATGCGTCCACCGGAACGCCGTTCAGCAGGCGGATGGTTTCTTCGTCCTCTGCGTCAGGCGCGTGGGGGCGCGAGTCACGACCCACCCCCAATACCCTCAGGCAGCGCACCATCTTTCACGTCTGCTGCATAGACAAACTTGAACCCTTGAGCGTGTGCGACATCGCCGCGCAAATGACGACTGATCGAACTCGCATGAATGGCAAGATCGTTCGCCGCTTCAGTCTGACTCTGATACGTCTTTTCATTGTTGACGCAGTAGATCGCACGAGTGTTCGATCGCAGGCTGTAACCAATCAGGTTGCATCGTGGCATCGGACGTAGCGAGCGCATGTGCTCGGCAGCGTACTTACGTGCTTCAGCTTGGTTGGTGCCGAGCGCGATGATGCGGACAAGAACCTGACCACCGTTGCCGAATATCGCAACCCATTCACTGTTGCACCGGCCATCGATCAACCGAAACACATCGGTCAGCTTCGCAGCACCCACAAGGATCACTTCGGGTGGATCACCTTGTTTGAGGACGGCTTGGTGCTCGAAAACGCACCAAGCGTCACGTCCGATCTTGCTGTCCACGATGAGAGACGCGTCACACTTGGTCATCATTCCACACCGCCAGTCGGCACAATGCTGTTGCCATAGTCAGCAGGGCGGGAAGGAATGTCGTCCGGTGTGGCAATGCCGAACATGGGCAGAAAGAACGGCTTCTGCTTACGTTCGACCATCAGGTCGCGGCATTGGATTTCCGAAGCGGCGGCCCAAGCGGCGTCCCGAGCGGCGGCCGAAGCGGCGGCCCGAGCGGCGGCCGAAGCGGCGTCCCGAGCGGCGGCCGAAGCGGCGTCCCAAGCGGCGGCCACTTTCCACCATTCGTCCGCCGTGAAATTGTCGAACAGCCACCACATATCGAGCATCTTGCTCCACTGGTCGCCAAGCACCTTGCCGGGATCAGTCAGCACAATCGAAGGTGCGCCATCGGCCTTGTCGTTAATGTTGCGAAGAAGGATCGCATGGCCTCGGCTTATATTCAGCAGCTTGGCGGTTTCCCTGTCGGCCTCGCTCTGATCCGTGCCGCGCAGTGTGGCACAGTCCCAGCCACCCACAAGGGCGAGGAGCTGCCCCTGCGCGCACATGCACCCAATGTTTTCGGGTTCAGCCTTGTAGGCGTCCCAGTCGATCAGCATACCCTTATAGGGCTTGCCGTCACCGCTATCCCAGCGGGCTAGAATTTCTTGAATTGTTTGTGTCATTTCGAATCACTCCGTTGAATATTTAAATGTCATAGCCCATCAAACTTACCAAGTCAATATGTTGCATTGCTTCCCCCCTCAAGCGGTGCGCGTGGCATTATTCCCCCCCTGACTGAGTTATTGCTTCCCCCCTGTGCCGGTGCGCGTGGCATTATTCCCCCCCTGAGCGCTTCGTGAAATGGCAAACGACCGAATGTTGCGTCTGAGAGGGCTGATGCGTTGCGATATATGCGCCAAAGCGCAACATTGTTGCGCGGGCAGTGATATAACATAACATTTTGGCAGGGGCGCGGCGATCCGAGCGCGTCAATGTGACATGCGGTTACATCGTCCTCTGTGTCACCACGTCAAAAAAATAGCGCCGCAATCCCTAAGGACGCGGCGCTAATTACTTGGCGCGGGATGTGTGGGGTTCAGTAGTCGTCTGAATATTCAATCGGCACGACTCGCGCTTCACCATTGCCCCACAGCAAGCGGAATTCTTGCCCTTCATAATCAATCCATTTAGTCGCGCGCGCCACTGATTCAGCAATCCGGCGCATTTGCGTGCTGCTTGCGAATCGATCACCGAATCGACGGTTAGCTTTGCGGTAACCTGTTCGCATATGATGCAGCGCCTGCGACAAATAGCGTTCAATATCTAAGGTTGAGTCATCGTCCAGTTCGCCCGGAATATCATGCCGCGCGATTGCCAATATTTCAGCGAACGACTCGTCATTGCGCTGTCATAACCGTTTGCGCCTTTGATCATGAATCCAAGCGATGAGTCATATTCATCTGACGCGGCGATAAGTGTCAGGGCTTTCATGTGTTACGCTCCAATTTGCGCCAATGCTCTAACATCTGGCGTGCTGTATCATGCTGAATCGCAAATGCGACTCGCGGTCCAACGTCTCTAACATTACGCCGCAAAAGACGCAATGCAGCATGTGAGTCAATTGTGCCGCGAGTCGCGTGTTTGGACAGTGTGCGAAACGATGCTTGCGTGAAAGGTGAGGCAAGCGCTTACCTTCCCACGATAACGTATTCGCCGTCCTGATCGATCCGAACAATCGTCCCGCTAAAATACGTGTCGGTGGCAATGCCTTGCCAACCTAACGCGCGCAAATTACCGCTTGTGGGCATGAATTCGCCTAAATCATACATTTGACCGCGATAGCGGAAAAATTCCGCGTCGTTCAATTCATCGCTTGTATAGTAATCGAATTCCAAGCGCTCTTTTGCGGTTAATTCGTAACCGTACATTATGGGGCGCGGTTTATTGTTTGTAATGATGCTCTGAGTCATGTGTTACCCTCCAAAAGATAGCGGATTAACCGCGCGCGGCTTGAGCATGTGATGTGATCCGGAAAGTGGAGAGAGCGCGACTCATGTGCGCCTGTCTCAAATTCCATGCCGTTATAAACCGTAATCCACCGCGCGAATTCATGGCGCGAGTCGTTCGGTTCAATCGCCGTGATTCCGTCACAAGCGCTTGTGCGCGTGCCGAACAGTGAGTCGATTGCGTAGCGTAGCGTTTCATCTTGCGAGATGTAACCGCGCGAATCCGAGTCACCGTGCTCAGCTGATTCTTGCGTCACTATTTCAAATGTGACGGGCCATAGCGCGCGAGTCATGCCGCGCGCTCCAATTCGTTAATCTTGTCCCATGCATCGCTGGGGATAGCTGATTCAATGCAGCGTGTCACATCGCCGTTGCATTCATAATTGAGCCACCATTGCACGTCTGAGTGATACTCACCTAGGCGCGCCATTACGTAACATTCGATCAGCAAGCTAAGTTGCGGCGCTTCCCAATCGTCAAGCGTGCCCCATGTGTACGGATTGCTGCTGTAGAAGGGGATGAATCCGTCCCGCGCGGTCAATCTGTCACTGCACAGCGTAATCCAGTCCGGTTCGCATTCGGACAGGATATGGTCGCGCATCAGCTGCAGTTCAGACAGGGCAAGTGTTACGTCTATTTCATCGCTGCGATAGTTATAGAAACGCGGTGAGTCGAGATTTGCGAATTGCCAGGTTGCGCCAATTTCAAGCGCTAGGTTGCCGCAATACTTTTGAGCATATGCGAGATGAGCGGCGCGCCAGTCGATAGCGTCATAAGCAATGTCATATGCGGGAGTCGTATCGCCTGAGTCATCTTGAAACATTTGGGACAATGAGTCATCGAGCGCTGAGTCGTGCCAACTGTCATAGAATCCCGTAAAGGGGATCGATGCGGTGCGATTGTCAGTCATTGTTCGGTTACTCCGGTTGCTGTGTGTTAGGCGCGGTTGCCTGATTCGTCGAATTCATATTCGTTGCACGTGATACAGTCATCAATATATTCGTTACTGTTCACGTAATCCCATTGCGCGCTCAACTGCGAATATATCCATTCGGCAAAGTCTCGCAATGCCTCGCACACTGTGTCGCTATCTGACTCGCTTACGTCAATATCATCCGTCCGAGTCACGTCGAAACGCATTGTGCCACTGTGGTAATAGCGCCCTGATTGCGTCACAGTTACTTGCAAGCGGTAAAAGTTGCGGCGCTGGACGGTTTGCAGCGTATCGGCAATGGCATGCAATGTTGCATCTTGCGGCGCGTGCTCACGTATCTTGCGCGGGGCTTGCTTTGCGTAGCTGTACCATCCCTCATATGACGCTCCGTCACCCTGACTGCAAAAGCCGCTCCACCAAACCTTAGGTTCCTGGCGTGTCTTACCTGACATAAGTGGGACGCTGCGAGTCGCGAATTCAATGCCAAGAATCGCAGCGATTGTGTCACGGTCGTCCGAGTCGTTGTCTATTTCATCCGACTCAACGCATCCCCTGAACCAATCGCGCGC